TGGGGGTACTCCTAAATAGTCAAGAAATGCTTTTTCTGCTGCTGTTGCACTTGGTAAATACTCTAAATAGGGTAGTGTGTGTGGGCTGTTTGCGTCTACTATGAATTTTTCCCAGTTTTCCCATGTTATTCTGTTTGGTACAAAGAAATAATGCATACTAACATCCATTCTATGCATAACTGGTGCGAGTAGTGGTGCGAATCTTATTAATGAATCACAACCTATGTTAAACATATCTCCGGGGACGCACTCGATAACGCATGTAGGCGTTAATTGTCCCATTTTGCTTGACATTTTTACATCGTGTGTCAAGTCGAACACGTTTTTCTTTGGTTTACTAACCTCAACTGAGTTGAATAGGTTTTTGTTTGCCATTTTTGATTGGTTTTAATAGGTGTTATAATCTTATTCCGCCGCGTGATACATAATATTTCTTCAATCTTTTTGTTCTGCCACGCTTGGCACGATTTCTGCGGCTGTAGAGCCGACTTCTTTTTCGGTAAGCCATTTGTTTGATTTTTAAGGGTTTATACTCGTACTTAACATAATATTTTTCCTATAATTTATATTAAATTAAGTGTCAATGCAATGTAAGTGTTAATTAATGTATAAATATAATTTTTTTACTAACATAGTGTGAATATCCCCTACCCTATCGGGTAGGGGTTTTGTTTTTAATAATTTTTAATCTTCATATTAGGTTATTTCCAAATCTTATTCCACCATTCTTTCAGTTCGTTAAATGGTTTGTCTATTGCTTGTCCTAATATGCGCATATACATAGGATCATTAGGGTTAATACCTTTTTCTCTTAAATCTATATCCAATTGTTGTAATATTCCTGTCCTTTCCTTATTCCTTGTATCTTGGTTAATATTATATCTTTCAGCTTCTGTTTTTGCAATATTTGCTCTCCTTTGGTCTATTTCTGCTAATGCTAACCTTAAATTGGGTTGTTGCATTAATGCTTCTGTTGCAATCTGCTGAGTTGTCCTTTGTGTATTAGTCATTGTTGACTGAATATTTGCCTCTTGTTGTTTTACACCCAGTCTTGCAGCTTCCAATACATATCCTTGTAATGATTTTGCTCTATCTAACTCAAACTTACTTTTAGCTACTTCTTGTACATTTTTAGCAGTTTGACTTGCTTGTTGTAATGCTTGTTGCCTTGCTACTTGTGTTAATTCTTGTATTCTATCCCTTTGAGCATTTTTTAATTCTAAATCTACTCCTGAAAATAATGCAGATTTTGCTACTTGTCCTAAATCAAATTGGGGTGGGGTAGGGTTCCAACTTTTTGTATCTGTACTTCTTACCGGTTGACTTACGTTGCCAGGTCCGCCACCGTATATTAAATGCGGGTTTAATCCCGCAGCTTTTAATCTTGCCATTTGTGCCGCTGGGTTATTATATGCGTTTTGCATATCCCAATCCTGCAATGCATGTTGCCTTTGCATACCATACATCTTTTCGTTCCATTCTCTTGTTTTTCTATTCATGCTGCTTTGTTGTGCAGCGTTTATTCCTTGTCCTGCTAATGCAGAGCCTGCCATAATTAATGGGGCTACTAATGGTCCGGGCATAACTTTGTTTTTTTAAGTGTTTTTATTTATTTACCTAAATCCACTTTTTAGCTTATTGTCCTTTTACTCTCCTTATCGTACCTCTTCGTCGTTTATTCGTCCTTTTCGCTTATTTGTGGCTTTGGTGTCAATAAGCACTAATATATCAAGGGTGTATTAGTGCTTATTGCTGACGCGCTGTCGCTTGTCTTGGTTTTTATTGTTGCGCTACCGCTAACAACAATAAAACCCGTTTTTAGGGTTTTAATTTTCATTTTCTTGTGTTTCTTCCTTAATGTCAGTAATAACGCTACGCTTTTTAGCCTTTTTCTTTTCTACTGCGTCTTTTACTCTTTCATTAATTGCCTTTAATTCTTCTCTTGCTTTTTCTGCTAATTCTTCTCTTTCTGCTAAATCTAATTTCTCTGGATCTACATCAAATCCTTCTTCACCTTCCCAAATAGGGGTTTTTGCACCTTCCAATGGCAATCCTTTGGCATACCTTACCAGTAATTCTCTTAATGTCATACTCTGGTCGGGTACTGTCTTACTTTCTTCATTATTTACTTGTCCTTTGTAGTTTTTCTTGTAACTACTAACTGCTTTGTGGCTCATAACTTAACTTTTAATTTGTTTTGTTTTAATGGTTTTTGTCTTTTTTCAGCTTTTTTATACATTCTGCGAAAATCGTTAATAACTTGTTCAACTTTGACTCTCTCCAAATTATCTCCATGCTCATTTTCAAGAGCCTCTTCCAACTCTTCAGCCGTTGCGCGCATAAATACGCCAATCCTAAACTTTTGACCTTTGTCATATAATTTGTCCTTGTAATATCTTGGCATCGCAGCTTTCTTACCGTCTTTTAATGGTAGATAAACTCTATTTTCTATATTCCTTTTGTGCCATTTTACCATTTGTTCCGTTAAATAACCTTTTCCAAGTCCTTTGCTCATTAAAGCAAATTCTTTTTGTCTGTCATCACCTTGAAACATTGGTATTTTCTTCTCTTTTGAAATATATTTAAGAGTGTATCCAACACTGGCTTCACCAACATCACCAAAATGGATATTACCAATACTAACATCATTAATACTCCAGGCATTTTCAACAATTTTTGGGTTTGCGTTAAATAATATTATATGATAATGTGGTCTTTGTCCGTCTGATCCATACTCGCCAACTGCGTAATATGATATCTTTTCTTTTGTTAATTTTCTAAGCCTTTTAAAAAACTTTTGTAAATCCGCTTTAACCAAAGTTTGCAATCCGTTTTCAGTAATACATCTTTTTTTAACTTCCTTAATATTTCCTTCTTCATCATATATTATATCTTCAGCATTATTCAAATATTCATCATTATATGTAAGTGTAACGAAGTGAGCAGAATTACTCTGCTCACTTTGTTTATTTAGTCTAAACGCCCATCCAGACACTCTTCTTCTTATACATGGGGGGCATTTACCGCATGGAAAGGGAATATATCCTGTGTCTACTCCCTTGACCAACTCCATTTTTTTATAAAATGGTGTTACACATCTAGTACTCATAACTAGAACATTGGTGTTCCAAACTTGGGCATTGGGCGTACTGCTCTGATTTTATGTAGTATCTGACAATATAAATTGTCTGTTCCTTCTGGCTCGTCTAATACTGCGAATATGCGGTCTACCTGGTCAGGTGTACACTCAATAAATGTTTGGTTTAATGAAGGTTGATTTTGAAATATCCTTCCTAAATGCCAATAATCTAGTGTTGTTCTAAAATCTCCGGCTACGCGGTTTGGTAGAAATTTATACTCTGCATAACGTGGTACATATCCAAATGTGTTTTGGGCTCCTGCTGTGTATGCAAATAACTCTGCATTTACTACCGGTTGCTCTCCAATATGTGCAAATGATGGCCAAAAGAAATCTAATGGATCATTTTTAAGATATGTTTTTGGTACTCCTTGCTGATATGCTGTTTTTGGCATTACTGACATAATACCAATAATATATCCATGTTCTTCACAAAAATAACTTCCGTATTTTCCTGTTGTTACTGCTACTCCGTGTCCTGCCATATTACCCTGTGGCAATTCTCCTGTTGTACCGGTTGTATTTAATACTTCTGAGATTACTACTGGACTTTTTACTCCTGTGATATATTCTGGTCTTTGCAAACGCTTATCGGAACTCTTAACACCAAAATGCATTAAAATATTTTCAATATATCTGGTTCCGCCACGCGCGTTTTTCTCTAACCATTCTTGTAAACGAAATGCTCTACGTAAGTCATTAATAGTGGTTGCTGAAATATCAAATTCTTCTCCATCTACAAATAAATAATTAGGATCAACTGTAGAACTTCCTAAATCTTGTTTTGCATTAAATCTGCCTGTATTAACAGGATTTGCCAATGCAATATCTTGTGACCATGCAGTCCTAGCACCAATATTATTACTTATTCTTACAGCCACATCATTTTCAATATTTCCAATTGGAATATCTACTGCTGTGCCTTTTTGTGCCCATGGTAAAGCACTTGTAAAATAGTCGTGTTCCCATGCTCTTTTGCGCATAGCTAATAACTCTGCTGCAGTTGCTATGTTGTTTCCGTCTGTTAACTTATAATCTACTTCGTTAATTAAATTTTGGTCGCGATAATACTCGTTATAAATACACTGATATGCTGCTAATGGTAATGCATTAATATTTTGTGTTACT